GGCCAGGCCGCATCGAGGAAATCGAGCGAGACCTTCAACAGCGGCAAATACGCCCCCGCCACCAGCACATCGACGCGGGTCACGGTGATCGGGAACAGGTAAAGCAGCGGTGCACCCTGAAACACGATCGGTTGCGCCACCTGCGCGGCCAGATTGGACAGCGACACGAACGGCACCGAGACCGCCGTCGCCGTGGTGTTCTGGCCGTAGCCGGCCAGCATGTCCTCCAGATCGCGCACGATGCGCAGCTCGGCGTTCTGCACGATGGTGGGCTGCATGTTCACGAAGCCGGTGGACGGGTTCTCGTCCTGCTGGCTGTAGGTCTGCAGCACCTGAATGGCCTCGTCGTAGGTCATAACGGCGCAATCACGAATTGAAGTATGGGGAAAGGTCGGGCCACACCCGGAACGGCACCCGCTCGGTGTCGGCATTGGCCGCCTCGGTCCAGGCCGTGGTCGCGTTGGCCGCGAGCACCTGCAGCCGCTCGGGCGCCCATTTCAGCGCGAAATGCGCCGCCACCTCGGACACCCAGGCATACCAGAACGCCTCCCGCACATCGAGCAGCCCGCCGTTCTCCGGCGCCGCGTCGCCAATGCGCATGAACGCCCAATAGAGCAGCGTGTATGACCCCTGCGCGTCCACCGCCGGCCACAGATAGAGGCTGCGCGGCCCCGCTGCCGGCGCCTTGTTGAACCAGTAACTGGTCGGCGGTCCCTGCTGCAGCTTGTTCGGCACGTCGGTGTATTCGCCGCGCGACAGCGGGTAGAGCGCGATGTCGGTCTGCGTCGGCGGCGTGCCGAACGTGGTGCGGCGGATCACGTCGAAAATGTCGAACACCGCCGGATCGACCGGCACGCTGGTCTGCCCCTGCGTCAGCGGCACACTCCACTGCACCATCTTGAACAGCGAGACGCCACGGCCCAGCCAGCGCAGCTGGATCAGATTGGCACTACGGCGGAATGATGCGTATTGCTCAGTGCTCGCCTGCGCGATCTGCAGGCCGCACTGCTCGAACACCTCGATGCAGAGGTCGGCGATCGGCGGTGTCCACACCGCAGCAGCCGGCGTCGGACCAAGCGCGGTGCCGCTCACTCATCGCCTCCGCCGATCGAGCCGACCGGTTGCCGGCTCACCATCCACCTGGCCGCCCCTGCGCTTGTTGAAGTTCAGCGCGAACTGAATGCGCCGCTTCTTCGCCGGCCCGGCGCCGGACTTCGCCGCCTCCAGCCGCGCGCGGCCGATCTTCTCGCCCTGCGGGATACCCATCTCTTCGTGCAGCAGCCCGCGGCGCGATGGCTTGATCAGCGCCACTACACCTCGCCGGGACGCCCCGAGCCCTCATGGCCGTCACTGCCACCGCCCTCGGTGAGCGAGTGCGCGGTGGACATCGGCGAGCCGCCCTTGGACTTCATGCCGCGAACGCTGCCGCCGTGCGCGCGGTGCGGCACGCCGCCGCCACGGGCGCGCGTGTCCATGCGCTCCTCGGCCTCCTCGCCCACCACCTCACCACCGCGCTTGCGCGCGATCATGCCGCCGGACTTGAAGCCGTCGCCGTGCGTCTTCTTGGCAAGCTCCATCACCGGCGTGCCCTTGGCGTTGAACTCGTGAACACCGCCCCCGGTGGCGCGGCCACGATGCTTGCGTCGTGCCATACGTAGTTCTCCTTATGCCGCCATGCTGCCAATGCCCGACTGCATCGCCTGGATGGTCACAGTGCCGGTCCCCGCGGTGATCGTGACGCGCCAGGCCCGCATCGGCTGGGTGAAATTATAGCTCGCCGCCGTGGTCTGGTTCACCAGACTGGTCGGCCGCACGATGATCGCTGCCGGCGTCGGATTGCGCGCCGTGGGCTCCAAAATCAGGTCCGACAGCGTGTATTCCACCGAGTAGGTCACCGCGCCGGTGACACTGATCTCCACGTCCAGGCTGAACGGCGCCACGTTGGGATTGACGTTCATCCACCGCGTGGAACCCGTTGTGCTGGTGCCCACCGTGATCGCCGAAGTGGCACCGCTGGCGGTGATCGAGGTGATCGTGTCGAAGTCGTTGACCGTCGCCGCCGCGCCACCGGAAGCACCGGTCAGTTGCTCGCTGCGATACACCCCGTGCGACGTGCCGGTCACGGTGAAGGTCACGCCGGTGTCGTTGCCGGCTGACGTGATGATCACGCGGCGCGAGGTGTCCAGGGTTGCCGTGATCGGCACGCCACCGGCCGCCGGGCCGTTGAGCGTGACCGGCCCTGCGGCGCCCAGCGTCTGCGAGGCGGCAATGGCGGCGGGATTGGCCGCCGCGAGCGCCTTGGATGCCTGCAGCAGCTGCATCAGCCGGCGAAATTCACGTTGCCGAGCAACGACGGGTTGCCGTTGATCGCCAGCGCCGCATACGGCATCGGCATGATCACCGTGATCAGCTTGTTCGAGCCGTTCGACGCCGACTGCACCGCGTAGGTGCCGCGCACCGAGCCCGTGGTGCCGGTCGGGTTGTTGGTGTCCGCCGCGACAAACCCGGTCGCCGCGGTGATGAAGCCGTTTGCCCAGCAGATCGTCACCTGGCCGAAGTCATACGTCGCGATGACGAACTCGAAGATGTCGGTGGTGCCGACCGAGTAGTTGTGCGCGTCGGTGAAGCCCGGCGTCACCGAGTAGACCGCCTTGAGCCCCTTCTTGCCGTTCACCGTGTTGACGCCCGCACCAACGGTGATCACCTCGGTCACCGGATAGCCATACAGGTCCGCCCCGCGCACGGTGAACGCCCCACCAGTGCCCGACGCCACCCCGGTGATCGACACCGCACGCGCGATCGTGGTGCGCGGGTCATACGCCGCCACGTTGCCCGCCGTGCCGTAGCTCACCCAGGCCGGCGCACCGTCGATGAAGCGCGCGGTGGCGAGGAAGGTCTGCCCGGTCAGCGGGTTCTGCAGCGCCGCCGTCGCCACCGTGATGCCGGCGCCGGTCGCCGCGACGAGGGTCATCGGCGTGCCGTTGGTGACGTTGGCCAGCGCGGCGATGTTGGCGGTCGCGAGCGTCGCAGGCGCGGCGTTCACCCCCACGATGTCAGAGGCGAACCAGCCACCGTTCACGCCACCCGCCTGGTTGCGCGGATCGAGCAGCATGATGCCGGCAAAGAAGCCGGACGCACCGGCATCCTGATTGTAATCGGCCGGCGGCTGACCAGGGATCACCGACTGCGTGTTGCCAGTGACGATCAACGGCCCCGATGCACGAGAAACTGCCATTAAGACTTGCCTTTCAGAGGGATGACAGTGCCGTCTTCCGGCAGTGTGTGGCGTTCCAGGTAGGAGATGGCAGCACGCAGCACCTCAATGCTGTCGTTCGCCTGACCGAGGAGGCTGTTGCAGCGATAGCATAGCAAATCGCGCACCCGCGCGGTCGTGTGGCAGTGGTCAACCGACAACGCTCTAACTCTGCCCTTGTAGACGTTGGTCTCTGGCTGATCGCAGATGGCACATACGCCCTTTTGCGCGATCAGCATCGCTTGGTATCGCTCCAGATCGATACCGAACGTCTCGCGATACCGTTTGTCGCGAAGTTTCTCCGCATGGAGAGAGCGCCAATCACGACCGTAGGCCGCGGCACCTTCCTTTGTCGTGCGATCATATCTCTGGTTCAGGTAGACACCGTCCGCCAAATTGTCGAAACGCAGGTTCTGCTTGTTCTTGTCCTGCAGCACGATGCGCTTCGGCCACGCGCCATGCACATAAAACCAAGCCAGCCGCTGTGCGAGGTAGTCCGTCTTGTCGAGGCGCACGTAGCTGTAGCCATCCGCAGGATCGACGCGAACGGCATCCTGCCCGGCCTCAACGTGTGCGGTCAGTTTCTCTTTGGCTGTGAAGGCGCCACTGGATGGATCATAGTGCAGCGCCGCGTGGAGACGCTGCAACGTCAACTCCACAGGCTTCTCTGGCTCCCAATATTTCCAGTTGGCGATACGCAGATTGTGCATATCGCCATCGATCGGCACCGGCTGTCGTTCCGGCCATGCACCGTAGATCATCAGCCACGCGAGATGATGCGCGCGATAGACCTTCCCATCGACCTTCATGCAGTAGCAGTTGAAGTGCTTGACGAACCAGCCAGTCTCCTGGCCATCCACGATCGTGCCGTCACGCATCGCGAAGCGGCGACGAAATACCCCGGTCTCCGGATCATACGAGACCAGTTCCCGCAGCCGCTCCAGCGTGATCGGGTTCTTCTTCCAAGGACCATGACGCACTGCCGCCACCTCCAACAAACCATTCGAGGAGGCAACGATATCGCATTCGTATGCGACGGTCAATGACACCAGAAGAATACCCCTTTATATCAAACGATAATCACAACCTCAAGCTGTTGGTGCCGTCCACCACAGCCCCCTGGGGTTGCGGATGCCAGACCCAAACCGCTCAAACCCGATCACAAGAAGATTTCCGGTTGTGGGATCGACCTGCAGGTCCATCTCGTAGGCGGTGCGTTCATAAAAGACAAGACCACGCACATTAGTCAGGATACCCCACGCGAAGTTACTGGTCAAGAACTCACTGACACAGTAACCTTCCGGCAACGCACCGGAACTCAAGATCGCACTGACATCGTTGTTCGCGGTGCCGACACGCAGCTCGGTCTTGAACAACCGCTCCGCCTGCCACTGCAGCGCAAGCGGCACGATCACCTTCTCACCACGGGTCAGGGCGAGCAGACCAGCAAGATCGGGGAAGGTGCGGATCTGGTTCAGCGCGGTCTCCACCGCACTCTCGTTGAAGTCGAGGTCGGTGCTGGGGCGATTGGCCCACGTGCCGTTGTCGATCGGGTGGTTGGTGGCGGCGAGCGCCACGCCATCGCCACCGAACGCACTGTTGTAGGTCGTCGCGTTGTTCAGCAGCTGGTGGTTCAGGATCTCCTTGGTCTGCGCGAAACTCTCCAAGAGGCCCATCGCCTGCGGGTTGAATTGGTCCTTATACAAGTTGTCATCGAGCGCCTCGCGGGTGATCGCGAAGCCGAGGCCGATGGAACGGTGCTCGATGTTCCAAATCCACCGCTCACCCGGCGCATTGTCGAACGCCGTCGCAGTGCCCTCGTTCTTGAGCTGCGCAAGCCCGGTGTAACGCGCCTCGGCGATGCGCTCCAACGCCATCTTGCTGGTGCCCTGGAACAGGAACTCCTTCCACCGCGTCGGCAGCTGCGGGTATTTGCCTTCGACATCCGCCAGACCAGGCAGCAGGAAGTCGCGGATCTGCGTTCTGTTGATTGCCATCTGTCCGCTCCCTTATGCCTGGCCTGTCCGCGTGCCGGCCGGTTGCGGATTGGTATTGATCATCACCTCCCAAATCTGGTTATCGAACGTTTCGTTGTAGGTGATGGGCGCCCCGTTGGCCGGTGCCGGAACGATCCGCAGCAGGCGGAACGGCAAGGTCGCGGTGTTCGCCGCGGTGCCATCCAGCGCGCACACGCTCTGCAGCCCCGGA